CTGAAACCATGTTTAGCGTAATTGAAAATTATGAACATAATTATCGTATTGCTAAAGTTGATAGGCATACTCGCAAGGCTATGGAAAGTTACGCAGCCTTTCTTTATGATGCACACTGGAAACGTCAAGTAGACAATTGGGTGCTGTTCAGTGGTTTATGGAAACTTGATGCGTTAAAGATACCTTTTATTTTTAATGGTTGGAACTCATATATTCGTGGCAGAGGATGGAATCATGATTTCCCACGAGATTTTACGGACAAATATTTTGCACCACCACCTTTTGCACTAGGTGCATTTTGCGATAGTTATCCATTAACAGGTCCAGACCCTGGTTACCATACACATCCAGATGGACAAGTTGCTATTGCTGAATTATATTATAATTTTATTAAGGAAAAACAGTGAGAATACTAACAGTAGACAATACCGTATTTGAGATGAATAATTTACCAGAACAAGTTGATGACCTGCGATTCTGTGTGCTAGACAATAGTAACCCACCAGAAGCAGATTATTATTTTTTGCCGCTAGTATTTTTAGAAAGTTTTAATGATCCAGCACTTGTTCTTAAAATAGGACAACATCGTATTATGATGCCGTATAATTGGCGTATTCTTATTGGTGAAGCAGAAATTGGTGATCTAGAAGCACTACCACTTACAAAATTAAATGATCGTGGATTCCAAGCATTTACATTTAACCCGTTGAGTAGTTTTCGTGCTAACTTTTTACCAATAGAAATTGAAGATGTTTATCAAGATGTGCGTTGGTATTTTCCTAAACTAAAGAATGGACAGTTGCTTTGTATCCCAATTAGTGAAGGTCCAAAACCAGTTTGTGCATACTTTGTTAAGGAAATTAGTCGTGCAAGCGAGACTATTGACATCCAAAATATAGTATAGTATAATATTACCATGAGCATTTTAGGACCAATACCACCACCAAAACATTATTATACTGATGAGTATCTTGAATGGATGGCTATACTTAAAGCAACAGAAACCAATCCTACGCTTAAAGATGCTGCAAATCAGTTGCGCGTGTTGTATAACATGAGTGAAGAAGCACAACCTGATCCAATAGAACAGTTGTCTGACATTATGACTGTAACTATGATTGACCACATAAACCATGAAATATTGGAAACGATAACCTATGGCAAACGTTAAAACACAAGGTAGTGGTATCAGCACTCTTGATTACGATAGCGATGTAACCATTCGTAAATCTAGATGGTTAGCAATTCTTCGTGCTACCGAAACCAATCCTACGCTAAAAGACCTGGCTGATCAAATGTATATAATTTATGAGATGAGTCAAGAAAAGCAAAAAGAAGAAGAACGGGAATTTATAGGTGGTTAACAAACTTGACATTGGCTTTGAAATGGCACAGTTGGATACTAAGAACTGTGCTTTCTATGATGAACTCACCGATGAAGAACGTAAGAAGTTCTCTACATATCTTATGTTGCGTTGGGGCAGTGTAGTCAACGGTATTCCAGAATTGCAGCAATATTATCTACAAGCAATGAATGAACGTGTAAACAAGCGTTTCTTTGATATCAATAAGCATCCTAAATTACAATGGCTGCTATTGACTACTGTCTCCCCTAACATGGGCAAGCATCGCCATGAATGGATGGCATACAGTAGCAAGATTGCTAAGAACAAACGAGCACAGAAAATGTTAGAATTATATCCGCATATTAAAAACGATGAAGCGGAACTTCTTTCTTATAAAATGACAGATGAACAATATAAAAGTATGTTAGTTGAACTTGGATACAGCGATAAAGAAATCAAAGAGGCACTAAAATGACCATAAAAACTGCAACAACAAATGATTATAGAGTAGCATCAATACTTGTAAGTGAAACATATGGTGGTCAATCGTTATATTTGAACTTTACACCTGATATGATTGAATTAGTTACATGGTGGCAAGAATGGAAACCAGTATTCCAAAGTAAAGATGCAAGTGTAATTGATGCACTTATTCAAGCACGAACGTTACACGAGATTACAAAATAAAATGGACTTGCTTACTGTTGTTTATCGTGATGAATTAGAGTTGCTTAAAACACAAGCATACAGTATAGCTTACTATTTTCTTGATGAAATACAAAACATTTATGTTATCTTGAACGATGATACACTTACACATAGTGATATAGATACTTTATGGTGGGGTTATCATCATGATAAACTACGTATATTTCACCGTAATGAATTTGGTTACTATCCTAAAGAACATTTAACAGGTTGGTATACACAACAAGTATGTAAGATATTAGGCACGGCACATGCAGAAAGCAAGTGGTGCATGATACTTGATGCCAAAACATGGTTTGTTCGTCCATTTGAGATTGAAGAAGTATTTGATCAATATAATCGTGCGCATTTTGCTAGTTGGCCTTGCACTAGTCCACACTGGCAAAGTGGACTAGAGTTCTTAAAACAAAAATATAATATTACAAATTTTAACTGGATTAGTCCTGCTGGCGTTCCTTTTGTTGCGCACACGCATTCTATGCGTGACATGGTTGCAAGCGAACCAAATTATGTAGAATGGTTTGAAAGTAATTGTCAATTTCCAAGCAAGGTAACTCCAAATACACATGGTATTACTGAATTTTTATGTTATAGTGCTTGGATAAGCAAAAATACCTTGTTTGATGATTTGTATAGTGGCAAACAAAAAATTGGTGTGCATCATATTGCTGATTATGAAGTAGATACATTTCATAACTGGTTTTTTAATTTACAGAAAGATCATACGGCTCTTACTGCAAGTGTGCATCCTCGTGCATATAAACTTTTAGATGTTGACCAACGTAAAGCATGGGATGATTTTGTGAAAGAAAGAATAATATGAAAGCCATATGCATGGTTGCGCATCCAGATGATTGTGCAATTTTTGGTTATCAATTCATTATGGAACATCGTGATTGGGATTGGACAATTTGCTATCTTACCTATCAACGAACCGATCCTCGTGGCGCAGAAATCGCAGAATTTTGGAAACAACGTAATATTCCTACCATTTTTGCTGGTTTGCCTGATAAATGGGAAAGTGTAAAGAAAAACGAACTTGGATTTAATAGTGGTGATGCAGAACAGTGGATACGTGCTGTATGCGATGGTGTAGATATAATACTTACTCATAATGAGAAAGGTGAGTATGGACATCCTCATCATATATTCATCCACAAAGTAACGAGTTTTATTACTATACCTAAAATTTGGTTCGGAAGTTATCCTGATTATTATAATCAACTAATTAACACAGTTACACCGCCATATGATCCAAGTGAACTTCCACTTCACGAAGAGATAATTCGTGGATTTGATTTGACATCGTGGAAATATTATATTACCACTGCAGCACAAAAACTGTTATAATTATAATATGAATGAGTTGCAAAAAAATTCTACAGAACATGTGTGCAAATATTGTGGCGTAAGGTTCAGCCGTGAAAGCACATTAAATGTTCATCAGTGTCAGCCAAAACGCCGCCATTTACAAAAAAATGATAAAGGCGTAGTAATTGGTTTTAATGCTTGGCTAAGATTTTATGAACTTACACAAGGCAGTGCAAAGTTAAAAACATATGAAAATTTTTGTGAAAGCACACTATATGGTGCATTTGTTAAATTTGGAAAACACTGTGTTAATATAAGTGCAATTAATGTTGATCAATTTATAGATTGGGTTTTGAAAAAGAATTACAAGATTGATAATTGGTGCCGTGATACAATATATGCTGAGTATTTGTTTCATATTTTGCGACAAGAAAGTGCTACCGATGCGCTTGAGCGTAGTATATTAACTATGCAATCATGGAGTGAAGAGTTTCCACAATATCAGTTGCATGAATATTTTACGCAAGTAAGTGCAAATAGACTTATACAACATATTCAAAATGGTCGCATTAGTGCTTGGGCAATTTATTGCTGTGAAAGCGGAAATGAAAAACTATCCACCATGACTGAAACTCAACTAGGTCTTATAATGGGATTTATTGATCCACCATTCTGGGAAAAGCATTTGCGTGACTATCCTGCTGATGCAGAAATGACACGTCATATATTGGCGCAGGCAGGTTTTTAATGAAACAAAGGTTTGTAGTTGGTAATAGTCCTAAATTAAAAGATATTCGTGGAATGTCACAATATATTAACGGAATAGATTTAATTATTAACAAAAGCATACTTGTAATTAGTGATGTATCATATTTCATTACTAACGAATCAGAAATTAAAAAATGGTGTGATCAATCCTTGACAACTTGGGCACAAAAAGGTATGATATTAGGGTTCGTAAATGATGAAGAACGTAATCTATTCTTAATGAGATGGGCATAAATGGAAACAAAATTAAGAACTTTATTGCGTGGTATTGTATATCGTTTATTGGCAATTATTATAACTGCAATTATAACAGGTATAAATGATGCAATTCTTATTCATGTTTTTCTAACTGTACTATATTATATTCATGAACGCATTTGGTTGAAAATAAGATGGGGTATTAAGTAATGGATATTGACATAGACTTTGGAAACCGTGAGGATATCTTGAAACTAATCAAGCATATACCTGCGTCTATACGCCGTGACGGTGCTGTTGTCAAGCACAACACTGGAGTCTATGTCAATCCTATTCCATTCAATCCAATAACAGGATTGAGTAATATTGATTATAATGAAGCTGAAGAACTTGGTTATATGAAGTTAGACCTACTGAACGTTCATGTTTATAATTCAGTTCGCAGTAACGAGCATCTTGACGAACTCTGTAGCCGTGAGCCTCAGTGGGAATTATTAAAAGAAAGGGATTTTGTTGCCAAACTTATTCATCTATCAAATCATTTTGATGTCGTACAACAACATCTTCCTACTACAATGGATATGCTGGCTATGTTACTGGCAATCATTCGTCCATCAAAACGACATCTCATCGGAAAACGATGGCGTGAGATAGCAGATGAGATTTGGGTAAAACCAAGTGAAGGTTATTATTTTAAACGCAGTCATGCAACCAGTTATGCGTTATTGGTAATGATACACATGAATATTTTATGTGAAAACAAAATTTAACATAAGCATGTGCTTTTTTAACTATTATGATAAATAATAGTATGATAACTTATCCAAGAAAATGTCCAACTTGCGATTATGTAGCAAATAATCCTGCTATGTTTTCATACCATAAAAAAACTCACGAGCCAATTCCAGAAAATGCCACTTGTCATTTTTGCGGAGGAAAGGCAAATTTTCGCAATACAGGCGGAAAATATACATGCACAGAAAAATATCAAGATTGTGAAAAATACATAGAACAATTATCTGTTAGAACAAAACATAGTTGGATTGGAGCAGACAAAAGAAAAGAAAAAACAAAAGAAATATTTTTGAAAAAATGTGCAAACAATCCAGATGCGATTGAAAAAAGTAAGAATGTTAGAAGAAAAAAATCTGGTTTAATAACACCAGAAATTGCAAAAGAATATCGTCATTATGCAAGAAAAGTTAGAAAAGCAGCACAGATATGGGCAAAGGAACAAGGATATAATTTGGGTCAGCAAACATATCATGTTGATCATAAATTAAGTATTTTAGATGCGTGGAATGCTAATTTGCCAATAAATGTAGTAAATCATACAGCAAACTTACAGATTTTAGAAGCAAATAAAAATTCAAGTAAAGGTTCTAAAAGTATAATAAGTGTTGAGGAATTATTATTATTGATTAACTGAGACGCTTCACTAACTGAACAACACGGCGTTTTGTTCTGCGCTCCGCAAGTTTAGAAATACTAACTACATGCCCACACTGTTCTCTAATATCTTTTGTGGTTAATGTTACCGTGCTGTAACGATACTTGTCCCAACTATTTTTTAAAAAAATATTAATTGGTATAAGGCGATTGCTTTCCCACCACCATATATCTGCTGCCTCTAAAAAACCACGCTTGTCTTCTTCTGTGCGTAGTTTATTAAAAGCATACATGGAAATAATGTCACCATCAAAGTTTTGTATGATGCCAATATAATCAGCGGTTGGGTATTTTATATAAGAAAGAAACGGATATTGCTCTAGCATTTGCTCTAAGGAAAAACTCATAATAAATATTCAAAAAGGTCCATTAAGTTGCAACAAATTTACGGTTATTTATATCCACAAATAATAAATGTTGTTAAGAACAGTGACCTTATGCTTGACAGGGAGAATCAGTTGTTTTACGCAAAGCCACTTCAAATTTATAAAGGTGTAGATAACCGATTCAAGTTCGTTATCAAAGACAGCGACCAAAAACCAGTGAGCCTTTTACAAAGCACAGTTTTATTTAATTTAATTGATCCGACTACAAAAGAATTAGTGTTTAGTCGTAAATTAGATTTAATTTATACTCGTGATAGTATAGCAACTTGTCTTATAGAGGGCAGTTTATTAGACAATATTAATAACGGTCTTTATAATTATAGCATCGTAATTACAAATGGCGAAGGCGATCAAGAAATTGTTTTTAGCGATGACAATTATAATGCACAAGGTCAAGCAAGAATATTAGATGCCGTATATCCACAATTTACGCCAAGTTATAACCAAAATAGTTTTGTATATAGTAACAATAGTGATACAAACTATATGAATGTTTGTTATACAAATAGTTTTTTAACTGCTAATTATGTTCGCGGTAGCGCAGTTTATCAAACTGTACAATATCAAGGTAATGCTTTTACAGGAAATGTAGAATTACAAGCAAGTTTAGATGTAAAGAGCACGGTTGATAGCAATAGTTATACAACAGTTAATACGGTAACGCTTAATAATTTTACTGGAACTAATTACTTTAATTTTCAAGGCAAATATCGTGCTATACGACTTAAATTAACACAAACAAGTGGTGCGCTTAATTATATCTATTATCGTCCTTGACAGATTGTTATAAATCTGTTATATTAGTTTAATGGAAATTACTGACCAAATATTGAACAATTTGCCATATAAGCGCAAAACTACTCCTAGTGGATGGATTAGTTTTAATGCACCATGTTGTGTTCATTTAGGACATGGGGCTGATACTCGTGGTCGTGGTGGCGTTCATCCAACAACAGAAGGCGGTGTAAATTATCACTGCTTTAATTGTCATTATACATGCAGTTGGCAACCAGGTCGTCGTTTGAATTATAAAATGCGCCGTTGGATGAACTGGCTTGGTATGAGCGAAGAAGTCATAGGTCGTCTTGCACTTTTTGCTATAAGTCAAGAAACTACACAACCAGTTATAGTTGAGTCACGAGAACTGCCTACGTATGAACCACGTGACACTTGTCCTGGTCGTCCTATTACAAGTTGGCTAAATGATGGATATATTAATGAAGAAGATTACAACAGTTTGGAAGCCGCTATTAACTATCTTGATACTCGTGGCTTTGGTGATAAGTTACATGAGTTTTATTGGACAGATGATGCGCCACTGCGTAACCGTGTGCTAGTTCCATTTACTTGGAAAAATAAATCTATGGGATACAGTGGTAGATTATTTGAAGATGGTAAGAAAAAGATAAAATACTTCTCTAACTATCCAAGTAATATGATATGGGGATATGACCGCCAACGTGCAGATGCAAAGTTTTGTATTGTTGTTGAGGGGTTACTAGATGCAGTTGCAATTAATGCTCTTGCAATCTGTAGTAATGAAATAAATGATGAACAAGCGCAGGTTATTGAAACACTTGACCGTGATATTATTGTTGTGCCTGATCGTGATAAAGCAGGCATGGCTATGGTTAATGCTGCGCTAAAATACGGTTGGAGTGTAGCATTTCCAGAATGGGGCGCAGGCATAAAAGACACCGCAGATTCTGTCGCTAAGTATGGTCAGTTGTTTACCATGCGTAGTATATTAGACGGCGTTCAAAGCAATACGCTTAAAATACAGTTAATGTCAAAAAAATGGTTTTGACTTTGTGATAAGATTTGAGGTATAATTACTAGATGTCAAAGAATTACGATGCACAAGTTCAAAAACTTTTTATTGAAATGATGCTTGCTGATCCACAAAGTTATGTGCGTGTGCAAAACATATTCAACCCTAATAACTTTGACCGCAGTTTACAGAATGCTGCAAAGTTTATTAAAGAACACTGTGAAAAACATACTATCATGCCGCTGTATGAACAAATTAATGCGGCAACTAATAATAGTTTTCAATCTATACCAGGCATTACAGATGACCATACTAGTTGGTTTTTAGAAGAGTTTGAAGGGTTTACCAAGCAAAAAGAACTTGAACGTGCTATTCTTAAAGCTGCTGATATGTTGGAGAAAGGTGATTTTGATCCTGTTGAAAAGATTATCAAAGATGCGGTGCAAATTAGTTTAACAAAAGATTTAGGCACAGATTATTTTGAAGACCCTATATCACGTCTTACACGTATCAAAGATAATAATGGGCAAACAAGCACAGGTTGGAAAACACTTGATCAGAAACTATATGGCGGATTTAATCGTGGTGAATTGAATATCTTTGCTGGTGGTAGTGGTAGTGGTAAATCATTATTCATGCAAAATATAGCATGTAATTGGATACTTGCTGGTCTTAATGGTGTTTATATTACGCTAGAACTTAGTGAAGACTTAACGGCTATGCGTATTGATGGTATGCTTACAAATACACCATCACGTGATATTTTCAAAAACATGGAAGATATTGAAGTCAAAGTTAAAATGCTTGGTAAGAAAAGTGGTAAGTTGCAAATTAAGTATATGCCAGCACAAAGCAATATTAACGATGTGCGTTCATATATCAAAGAACTACAAATACGCAGCGGTCGTCGCGTTGATTTTGTAATGATTGACTATCTTGATTTGCTCATGCCAGTAAGCACACGTGTAAGTCCTAGTGATTTGTTTGTTAAAGACAAATATGTAAGTGAAGAAATCCGTAACTTTGCAAAAGAAATGGATATTCTACTCGTTACAGCATCACAGTTAAACCGTGCATCTGTTGAAGAAGTAGA